ATTGGAATATCTCTTTTTTCTCCAATTGAATCAATTAAATCTACAGTTAAATTAAAATGTGGTTGGAAATATGGTAAAATTTGTTCTACAATTTGTAGAGCATCATCATTTAATTTTGAAAGAATATTAAGTTCAAATCCAATATTATATGGTACAGGCATAAAAACTTTTTTTGCTCTACCACCATCATCACAAGTTTTATATGTTTGAACTAAACTTGATTTTCTAGTAGAATCGTATTGTATTGATGTCATCTCAAATGACATTCTTGGCATTGTAATCTGAACTGCTTTATTCAGATCTGCTTGTTGTGTTATTCTTGCCAAAAACTTTTGGCTAGGTCCATATGCGAGAGGAACTTTTATATCACTAGCATCAATACCAGAACCATCCGTATGCCTGATATGGATATCGTTAAATAATGTTCCAAACGATATAATCGTTTTTCTAATTATTTCATGATAATAATATGAACCTAACATTAATATGTACCAAATGGATTGGATTCTGTGAAGTCTAAGATATCGTCTGCTGCAGATTCAAACTCATCGTTCTCGGTATATTTATCATAGGTATCATCCTCTGTATAAATCTTAACTGGATATGATGCACCAGAGTCCTCACCAACCACGTTTTCTCCAGGATAGAATGTAGGTCTAGTAATACCTATGCCAACATTTGCAATCTTCAGAGTAAAGTTATCTTGATCCCACTCTTTAACCCTTGCCTGTAATCCAGATTTAGAACCAATAATAATTTCATTAAACAAATATGTTCCTCCAAAACCAACATATGATGTTCCAACACCAGATATTATTTCTGGATCCGCAATAGTAACTTCTGGAGAAGAACTATACCCTCTTCCTGGATCTTGGATGTAAATGGATTTAACTACAATATTAGATCCTACATTACCAATAGATGCAATACCAACTGCTGTATGAGCAATACCACTTGATGGTGGACCTGCAACAGTAACAATTGGAACAGTCCCATAACCAACACCACCATCAGTAACAGTAAATCTAATTACACCTTGACCACTAGTTATGATAGAAGCAGTTGCAGCTGCTCCAACACCACCGCCACCAGTTATTGTGATTGTTGGTGGAGTTGTATATCCGGCACCAGAATTTGTAACAGAAATTCTATCAACAGAAGTAACATCACCACTAGTTTTTAAAAAACTTTCTGCAGTAGGTACATCACCAATTTGACCTGTTGGTGATGGACTAAATGTGATGGTAGGGGGAGAAGTATATCCACCTCCACCATCATTAAGGAATATCTGTTTTATGTAACCACTTGTTACAGATCCATTAATACTTGCTATGGCAGTAGCAGTTTTGCCAACACCAATCAATTGCAACGTTGTGATATATCCTTCATCTTGAACTTGTGTATCAATACCTTCGATACTTGTATCGATAACTTCATTTTCGTATTCAAAGAGTTCACATTTTAGTTGATAAACATAATTTTTTCCTAACTGAAAAAAGGGATCTTCATGTTCAACAAATTTTACTTCAAATAATCTTTGACCTAAGGGAAAATATATTAAGTCTCCTTCTCTAGGACGAGTTGGAGTAGGCATAATGGAAGTATCTGTACCATCATCCTGACCTGCCATAAATGGCGCAATAAAATCTTCAAATCTTTCTTTAGAAACTGTAAGAATTAATTCATCTCTAATACTTACACCAAACTTTGTTAGGATATCTCCTGCTCCACCATATCCCTCAAACGTATTAACATATGCTTCAATCGCAAAATTATCATCAAATTTTGATGTTTGGACCTCATCAATAATCGTTTTTACATTTACATATTTTCTTGGTATATAAGTTACTTCAACACCATGAAACGACAGGTGTTCATTAATTATATCTTGGACTAATCTTTGTTCAGATGCAGTCCCTTGTAGAAAAAACGGATTAAGTGCCATTATCCAATAAAGTCGAGAGGTGGAAGTTCATATTCCATAGACATCCTTGATTTGATTTCTGCAAGTTCTTGATCTGCTTGTTGTAGGATTTCTCCACCATTAAGTTCAATTCCTCCAGGAAGTTTAACTCCTCTAAACTTGCTGAGATTTCTACCCCACTGACGTTTAATCAAAGCAGTCAAATATCTTTTTAAGAAACTATCGTTATAGATCTTTGTAAATGATTCTGGATCTAATGCCCTATAACATTCAATAACCATAAAACTATCCACATTTTGTGAACCCCAATCAATATCAAGATATAATCTATTTTGTCTCTTATTAAATCTTACTTGTTTATCTGGCGTTAGTAAAAAGTCAATATCTTCAAGATATGATTTTACCATCGCATATTGTAACAACTCAACAGAATTGAAATAATACAGATCGTTTAAAAATAATTGATATTTAATACTGAACATTCCACCAGAAATGGAACTAGTATCAAATTTAAAAATCTTTTCAATACCAATTACTGAATCAGGAACTTGAATGTAATTGGAATTTTCATAAAAATTAAATGTTGATGCTGCAACTCCAACGGATGTTGCAGTTGTAGTTACAATGCCTACTCCTCCAGTAGGATTAACTGTTTTATCACCAGAAGATTGTGCGCCTATTCCTCTATCAATATCTTCTTGAGTAATCTTATACTTGAGATACATCTTTTCAACACCGTCAAAATGACGTTCATTGAAATATTGAATTGCATCATCAACTAGATCATCAATTTGATCATCGTCCACGTTGATTTCCAACACTGGAGCACCAAGTTGACGTAAACAGTAATCTATAAGTCCTTGCTTAGTTGATGGTTTTGCCATATTACTTTTCTAATTTTGCTTTGAGGTCAGCGTTTTCTTCTAGCAAAGTATCCATCTGCTCCTGAAAATCTTGAGTTAAAGTTGCTAACTTTGCCTCAAGAAGAATATTTTGATTTGATACTGCTGCTAATTTAGAATTATAAATCTTGATAAGAACGTTGACATCCACTTCACTTTGATTTTCCATTAATTACCTCAGAAAATTCCCCCATCAAGTGTTGAAGTCCAGTGGGGCTTATTAGTATATATGGGGGTAACAGTATTAGGAGTTGAGGCAAGATTTGATACTACTCCATTCTGACCTTCTCTTCTGAGATTTTGTCCTGTTTGGAAACCACCACCTTCTACACCAATCAAACTCACAGTTGTTGAACCAGAAACACCAGTCTCAACAACACCATATGCATTTGAAGTATCTTGTCTGATAATATCACCAGCAGATACTGTAATTGCAACTGATAACACTAAAGTTTCTTTTGTAATAGCAGTCAGAATCTGTTTAGAAGTAGTGACTGGAGATGCAACTGCATTAGTAGATCTCTGAAGACCAGTGCTATCAAAGTATGTAACACCACCAGTCGCGTAATCACCAGACTGATAGTAAATACCCTTAACATCAAGGAAACCTTTAGTTCCTGATACAACACTATTTGCAATAGCAGCATCGGGAACATATACCCATCTTCTACTATCATCAGCATGAGTTCCGTGATTATTTAATCCAGCAGTACTGGTGGCAATGGAGTCATCCTCCATACCAAAGAAACCACTTTTATTATTTGATACTCCAGAACTAGTATTAAATGTGAAAGAAATACCTCTATCAGTATTACTATCGTAAGCATGAGTAATTGTTACTTGCTCAGTTGTTGAAATACCAGAAGTACTACTTGCTGACATTGTGACAACTTTAGTTCCCGTATTATAAGAGGAAACTGTTGTTGCATTGGGAATGTTAGCATGTGCAATAACATCACCAGTGTTAATGCCAACAATCGAATCTAAAGTAATTACATTAGTTCCACTTGTATGAGTTGCCATCACCGTTCTGGTGCTGGTTACATCACCAAGATGCATAATAGGATCATTTAATGTAGAACTTGTAGAATTAATGGTAGTAGTTGTACCATCAACTTGCAAGTCTCCCTTAATAATAACAGAACCTTCATTACTTAATCCATCGGGATATGGATCAATGAAAATAGTATTATTACTACCTGTAACACTGGAAATAATATTATCATCAATTTTGATTAAACCGAGTTGTGAAGTACCGGTAACCGCAATATTTTCACCAATATTTACATTTTTTTCAATACCAACGCCACCTTCTACAATCAGTGCGCCAGTATCTTTATCAGAAGAATTTGTATCAACATTAATTCGGAGATCTGCACCAGTATAAGTTAACTGATTAACCCCGTCTTCATCATATTCAAATTTTGCATCTTTATCATCACCAAATGATAGGAAAGTATCATCTGGGATATGAATTTCACCCGAACCGTGAGGATCTAATTTAATATCTCCATCAGTATCAGTTGATGAAATTATATTTCCATCAATTCTAATATTATCTACATTCCATTGATCAACCTTAAGTGATTCTGCACCACTCAATCCAGAGTTAGTTGCTGGTGCCATAATGGCAACAACACCTCTATCTTGGTTTCTTCCGTTATGAGAAGCAACTGGAATATTTCCAGGAGTATGCTCCATCATTGAGGTGTAATAGAAACCACCTACAGGATTGGAGTTAGTACCATCATCGCCAAGAAATATTCTATCCTTGTATTGATTTACTCCTCCGTAACTACCAATACCAGTTACGTATCCAAGTTCACCCCATTGTAAACTGGCTGGTTTGCTAGTACCTGAGGATCTTTTAATCCTAATAATACTTGCCATGTCAGAAATTTCCTCCGTTGATGTCTAAATTCTGCGTTGCACCTGGTGTGAGCTCCAAAGTTGCTTCCCACTTTTTAATAGCACTGTTATAAACCAGTACCATACCATTCTGCAAGTTAGAAGCACTAACATCACTGAGTTCTGCCAAAGAGAGACCTTGAGCACCAGCAAGAGAAGATATTACTTTTACTGCTGGTTGTTGACCTACTCTGACTTTGATTTCAGCCATTTATATACAGTTCAGGATGTAAGAATATTTATATTCCTTCAAGTCCCAATACAGAAACAACTTCTTGTTGCTTTAAATAAAGTTTTGCATAAGACTTTGTAATGTCTTTTAACATAGCAATAGAATCGCATTCATCAATTTCATTTGCTAATTTTTGATATGCAAATTGTTTAGAAAGTGATTCAAGTTTGATGTCATCTGGGTCCATTAGTAATCTCCTTGAGTAAAGATTTGATTTCTGCAATATCTTTCTTAAGTGTGTCAAGTTCTTCTCTTTCTGTCTGACTCTTTTTCTTCATTTTCATATATTGAATGTAACTAGCATTATCAGTATTAATAATAGCGTTGGTTTTGTTGTCTCTATAAAGGTTTTGTTCACCTTCAACACGAGTTAGATCTTCTTGTTCCATATTATGCAAGTGCGATAGCTCTAAAATCTTTCAATTTAACAGGAGTACATTCGTTCGTTGATGACATAACAACTTTAATTGCAAAAGCAGTAAACTGTTCCAAGTCATTAACGGAGAATTGATATTCAGAAAATCCGTTCTTATCATTTGCAGTAACAAAAGCATCTGCTCTCCCACTATTCTTATCTGGATCAATTACTCTATCACCAAACCCATCCCCATCATCATCAATTAAATTATCATATCCTGGGAATGGAGTAAATTCGGGATCAATACCACTAGAATCTGCTTTAAAAAGACTGTAGAAAACTCTAAAATCTGCAGATTCTTGTCTATGTGCGGCAATATAAACTTTTAAACTAGTTGCTGGATTTGCAAGTGAAATTGCTTTCGTTACAAATACTGCCCCATGTGGATCATTCTTCTTTTTATTAGATCTGGAGTCATTAACATAATCACTAACTGGGCTATTTATTTTGTTTCTACCAATAACAAATCCTGCGTTTTGTAAGTCCAATACTGGAGACATATTTTCATTACCCGACACCATATCAACCCTCAAAGATAAAGATCTATTACGAGGAATACCATCCAATTGTTCAAGTTCATTAACTCTAGATGCAAGCATTCTTGGTGTATCGAACTTAGTGTTCTTATTTAAAGTTACAGGTTCGTATCCTTGATCGAGGAATGGAACTTCATTTCCTCCAGCACTAGTTCCAGAAATTGTTCTAATATTACATTCTACTGAAGTACCTTTTCCTGGAGTAATAACATTAAATTTAGGTTTGATCGTACTATATTGATAGTTTTGAGAAACACCAACATCTTTTCCACCAAATCCCTTTCGAGATGCAAAATTTAACATTGCATCACCACTATCCCTAGCAGTTGGGAATTGTGTGGATCTATCAAATTCTAGATAGTAATAATCAAGATTTGAATTATCCATAGAATGATAAGTTGATGGAATACTATGAGTAGTATTAATTCTCATGAGAGAAATACCATTTACTTGATAAGATCTGATAGTAGAATTAATACTATGAATAGTTTTAGTAGTTCCGTTTAAACCTCTATCCGAAATTGTAAGAGTTCCTGCATTCCCAGAACCAGCAGTTACTGCGCTATATGCAACAACTTCCGTATTAATAAGAGCATATCCGGAATTAGAAGTAGAATTCTCATAAGTTGCAAATGCGCTTATATCTTCAACAGAAACTAAAGTATCGTTAATATCAAATTTTGCTGTAGTAACAGTTGTTTTAGTATCTGGTTCTATATCTTCAATTGTAACTCTACTATTTCCACCATGATTAGCATGATTTCTTTGTTTAATTCTGAAAACATTTCCAGTACAATTACTAACCC